AGGATCGCCGGTTTGAAGGGGATGTTTTCCAGAGCCCGGGTGAGCTCGATGATGCTGAAGGCGTCGCCCTCGAAGATGTCCATGGTTGCCATGGGGATGTCCTTTCTCTCTCAGGCTCAGCGCAGGATGATGCCGATTGTGGCAAGCGCCGTGGTGGCCGCGGTGATCTGCGCCTCGGTCGCGCCCTCGGGCCAGACGATCTCGTGGCGATTGACGATGGCGGGGCCGCGCAGGAGCACGACGCCAGGCGCATCGGCGGCTGACGCGTCAACGCCCGCCCAGAGAATACCGGCGGCATTCTGACTGCCGTTCGTCGCGGCCGGTGCGAGCCCGGTGTATTTACCGCCCGTGGTGATCTTGCCAAGCACGGTGCCGGGCTCGAGCTGTCCAGCACCGGAGGCGATGGTGACGGTTTCGCGGGTGTAATCGCGCAGGACTTCCCAGACGAGGAAGCCGCCCGCGTGTTTGCCTTCACTGAGCGTGGTCATGGACGCTTATCCTTTCGTCTTGAAGGTGCGGGCGATGACCTCGCCCCAGGGATTTGTGGTAGCCGCGCGCCCGGGTTGGGCATGGGCGGCGGTGATGTCGGGGATGGCGTCGACCTTTGCCGCCAGCAGCCGGTTGCGGACCTCGTCCAGGCTGGCATCCTCTTCGAGGAATCGCCCAGCCATCTGCGGCTGGCCTGCAAGGCGACAGAGATCGATCACGGCACGTGCATGGGCGATGGCCTCTGCGCGGATCCCGACGGCATCCGAGGTCATTGGATTATCGTCGCCCGAACGCGGTTCTTCAGGTTCAACCTTTGCGAGGTCAGATTGGGTGTTGGCGTCTGCGACACCCTCGGTCTGCGGCTCCGTAGCCGCAGGCTCTTCTGCTTCACTTGCCGCGTCCACCACTTCCGGCGGAGCGTTGCGAAACCGGGCAACATCGAAGGACGCGGCGAGTTTCACAGGCTCCGCGATGCGGTCGATGAAGCCGAACTCCAGCGCATCCTTGGCATCAAGCCAGGTCTCTGCCGCCATCAGGGCGGCGATTTCGTCGTCAGACTTGCCCGATTTCGCGGCATAGCCTTGGATCAGGCTGCCCTTCACCTTGTCGAGCGCCTCGGCCGTTGACCGCATATCCTCGGCCGTGCCCATGACCAGCCCCGAGGGGTCATGGATCATCAGGAAGGCGTTTTCAGGCATTACGATGGTGTCGCCGGCCATGGCGATGTAGCTCGCCGCTGAGGCCGCGATGCCATCAATCCAGACGGTGATGTCGCCCGCATGGCGCTTCAGCGCGTTGTAAATGGCGACTGCATCAAAGACCGAGCCGCCGGGGCTGTTGAGGCGCAGATCAATCGCCGCATCGTCGGGCAGCGCGCCCAGTTCCGCGAGGAACCCCTTGGCGCTGACACCATAGGCGCCGATTTCGTCATAGATCAGCACTTCCGTGCCCGACGCACGGGCACGGATCGTATACCAGGATTTCATGGGATTACTCCTGTTGTAGGTCGGCGCCCGGGTTACTGTCGGACGGTCCGTCACTAGAATTCGGGTTGGGCTCTTGGACGGGCGTTGCCCTTGCCCCCTGCGTTTCACCGGGGCTAGCGCGATAGGTCAGGCCCAAGTCTGCTGCGCGTTTCGCGTCCGAGGCGTTCTCGCGGTCGACCTCTTCGATGTCGTAGCCCGTGCCCTCGACCACCTTGCGCCGCGAGGTGAGCCCGGCCTCCATTGCGAGGACCTGCGCTTGTATGTCCTTCAACGGATCCACCCAATCCCACCGGGGCGGGATCCATTGCACCGGCCGAGCCGTGACAGGATCTGCATCCAGCGCGCCCGAAAGCACGGCCGTTTCCAGCCAGCGCCGCCAAATGGGGCGGCAAAGCTGGTGTGCCATGACCCCGTGCTGCAACTGCCCGATGCGGCGGCGGAACTCGACAAGTTCGGCCCGCAGGCTCGAATAGTTCGCCTGCCGAACGTCGCCGGTTACGAGGTGATATGGCAGCCCCAACGAGGCTGAGACCGCCAGCAGCGTGCGGTATTGAAACGCCTCATAGCCGCCGCCGACATCGGCCGGGCTCGAGAACTTCACATCCTCGCCGGGCAGCAGCACCTGCATGGTGCCGGGCTCGAGGCTCGCAATGGCAGCCCCGTCGAGATCGGCAGCCCCTTCGCCCATCATAGGGTCTTCCGGCGCGGTTTTGGTGATGAAGCCCGCAAACATCGCCGCAGTCTTTTTGCGGTCGAGTTCCGCGTCGTCATATTGGTCAAGCAGGAAGAGCCGCACCATCGCTGGCGCCACTTGTGGCAGGCCCCGGATCTGACCCGCATCAATCGGCCGGTAGATGTGCAAGACTTCCTCGGCCGGCACGCGAACCGTGTCGGGAACGGCCACGCTCTGATCGGTACTGTCGCCCGGATGGCGGCGGCGGAAGTGATAAGCCACTCGCCGGCCGATCAGGTCGAACTCGATCCCGCAGCGGATGCGGTTCCCGTTTGGGTCCGTCTCGGTTTTCTCAAAGGGCAGCATCTCGGATTGCAGAAGCTGCAATTGAAGTGGCACAAGAAGCCCGTCCTCAGCGCGACGCGGACGCAAGCGCACGAAACACTCACCGGCAACAAACATCTCGCGTGCGACCATGGCCTGCAGGCCGTAGAAATCGGTCAACCCATCGGCATCCGCCTCGTCCGTCCAGGCGAGCCAGAGCTTCTGGACCTGGTCACGCAGCTCCGCATCCGTGATAAGCGAGGACGGCTTGATGCCGTCGCCGACCAGGTTGGCCGCAAAAGCCTCGCAGGCGTTCGCTGCGTAGCCGTTGGTCACAACTAGTTCGCGCGATCGCGCCAGCAGTCTGGGTCCGCCATAAGCGACCAGCGCATTGATGTTTTCGAGCGGCGGGTTCCAGCCGCGCAAGCGGCGCTTGGCCATGGCCCCTTCGAGACGCGCGCGCATGGCTTCAGGGCCGCCCGGCTTGGGGCGGCGGAAGAGGTCAAAGAGTGCCATCTGATCAGAGACCTTTGGCCGTTGTTATGCGGACGTGCCGGACCATGCGGCGGCCCTCGGCAGAAGCGATCTCGCGGTCGAGAGCCCCGATGGCGCGGTCGATCTCGGCAACACTGCGATAGTCGACCGTTTTGCCGTCATAGCTGACGCGGGCCACGCCCGAGGCGCGCTGCGAAGTAAGAGCCTCCCGGCGGAGTTTCAGTGTCGCCAGATCCGCCATGCCCAAACTCATCCCATGTATGTTGACCGCGCAACGCGGCGCACCTGTGCCTTGCGTACAGATTGCGGGCCTGTGGCAGAGGCCGTGCCCTTGCCATCGGTGACCGCAAACTGCGCCGCGAGTTCTTCCCACCTCGCGTCTGACCAGCGATCGGCTCCGAGGATCCAAGCAGCAGCGCGCGCATAAACCCGGCAATCGAGTGCTTCGTTGCGTTCCCTCAGCTTTTGCCATTCGAGTTTCGCGAAGCCGCGCTTGTTCTTGACCGTGACCAGCTGCTCGGCCGTCAGTTGCTTCAGCCATTCCGCATCGACCCAGCCCGGCAGATGAAGAAAGCCGGGAGGAAACCGCTCCCCATCCGCCGGGCTGGTGACCTCCGGCGGATCAAGCCGCAGGAAGCGGTAGGTCTCGGCCTTGAAGGTCGAGGTGGCGATGGTCCAGAGCCGTGCCCCGCGGCGCAGACGTTTGCCCGCGATCGTCGCATCGACAAACGTGGGCCCCGTCACAGGGCTTGCCCGATTGAAGCCCTCAAGGCCCTTGATCGGGGCCACCTGTCCAAAGCCCACCTGCCGGGCCCAAGCGTAGACGGCCGCCGTTTCATAGCCCGTGTCGATCGCGAGCCGCGCGATTGTCATCGGCGTGCCACTAGCGTGAACCCAAGTTCGGCCGAGTAGGTCAGTCAGTTTCTGCCAGCACGCCTGCTCGCCCGGGCCGCCGTCTATCACGATGTGATCAATGAGCCAGCTTTGTAGCCCCTTACCCCATGCCCAGACATCAACCTCAATCCGGTCCTTCTGGACGTCGACCCCAGCAGTCAGGAACAACCCGCCGGCCGGCACCGTGCCTGCGCGCCAATCCTCCTTCAGCCCCTGGAGACGCTGCCAGTCCGGGGCCTCGCCGCTTTCCATCCAGGTCTCGCCAAGCGAGGTGTTGACGAAGGTCTTCATCGTCTCGTCCCCACCGGCGCGCGCCGACAGAAACGCCTTGGCCATGGCCTCAAGCCGCACCCAAGGCGAATAGATCTCGTTCAGATGGAAGCCCGCTGTCCCGTTGAACGGCGCATCCGCGATCCAGCGGCCCTTGGAGATTGCCGCCCAACGGGTCTCATCCTTCCAAGCGGCGTCGCAGTCCGCGCAGTGGTAGCGCGCGGTTTCAGGGCGATGGCCGCCGTTCTCATCCTTGTCCCATTTCACCTGTCCCCAGGTTAGCAACTGTTCTGCGCCACACGCCGGGCACGGCACCCAATACCGGCGCTGGTCACTCTCCTCGAACGCCGCCTCGATCCTGCTGGCACCTTTGTTCGTCGGCGTCGAGACCAGCACGATCTTGCGGTTCCAGAACGTCACCGTCCGCTTTTTCGCGAGGTTGACCGGGTCGCCCTCGGCCCCCGCGCTGAATGGATAGCGATCGACCTCG